ATGGGTGCGGGAATGGCTGGCAAGGTGAGGCATCTTAAAGAACGCAACGGGCGCTATTCGGCGCGACTCGTAGTTCCGAAAAATCTCCGCTCAATCGTCGGTAAAGCAGAATTAGAAACGCAATTAGGTGCTGATCGCCGTCAGGCGCTTGCGAAGCTTCCAAGCGCGGTTGCCGCATTACAAGGGCAGATCGCCCTCGCAGAACAGCAAGCAAATTCAAGATCCAGTCCGGTTTCTTTGCGTTATGCGACCGTCCTACTGTCCGAAGACGAACAGGACGAATATTCGTTTGAATTTGTCATTGATGACCTTCAACGCGCCGACACCGCAACCCGCACCGATAGTTTCGGCAAGCTGGTTGCATCACGTATCATGACGCCAAACGAAGCCAGAGCCGCCATGAACATGCCGCCGCTTCCCGGCGGTGATGAATTGGCGAACCCTTACACTTCTGTTTCCGGTCCGAAGACCATCCCCGACAATAAGGATGATCCGAGTGAACGACCAGACACAGACGGCCAGCCCGCTTAAAGCGGCACAGACCGCCGACATTCTCAAAGCTGATCGCAGCGAGGCGAAAGCCTACCGCGAGGAAAAGCGCAAGCTGTTTGCAGCTTCATATGCCAACCTTGAGCGGAATTTGCGCCGATGATTACCGCTTTCATTGGCGACAATGAACGCCAGCTAAAGATTTTTCCGGAGCATATAATCTGGAAGGCGAGCTAGCTGCCGATCTCGCAGAAGCATTTGGCAAGGTTGAAGCTACGGCCTTTGTATCTGGTGACGGCACTGGTAAGCCAAAGGGGCTTCTGGCAACCGGAACCGGCATTGCAGAAGTAAAGACCGGCAACGCCGCCACGCTCGGCACCGATCCAGCCGCAACAGTTATCGGCATGTTCCATTCGGTCCCGTCTATCGTGGCACAGAACGGCGTTTGGTTGATGAACCGCAAGACGCTCGGCATGTTGCGCACCCTCAAGGACGACACAGGCCGTTTCATCATGCTTGATCCGATTACGGAAGGCGCACCGGCAACCCTGCTTGGTCGTCCTATCGTGGAAGCCGTAGACATGCCGGACGTAGCAGCGAACGCTATTCCGATCATGTTTGGCGACCTGTCCGGCTATCGCATTGTTGACCGCGTTGGTTTCTCGATGCAGCGCAACCCGTATTCCAGATCGGAACCGGCGTTCTAGGCTGGACCCCTAAGCAGACATGGAAAAGCACCCCGACAGAAATCACCCTGGCATATCGTGGCAGGGCCGAATTTGTTGCCGACATTCTGAAATCCGTATTCGGCACGACCGACGAAAAGCAAAACCTCACCCCGGTCACAAAAGAAGCCCTCGACACTCTTATCAACAGCGGCAAGCACGATCCGAAGCTAGATCGCGCCGCCCTTGATGACCTGAGAGCAGCGATATGACGGGCATTCCTCGCATATGCGCTTGCAATAACGTTGTGCCTCATGGCGAGCTTTGCGCCTGCCAGCGTAAGCAGCAGCAGGAACGCAAAGCCAAGCACGACCGCCGCAGACCCACCGCAGCACAGCGCGGCTATAACCACGTGTGGCGCAAGGCCCGCGCTGAATTTCTAGCCATGCATCCTTATTGCGTCATGCCCGGATGCGGCAAGCCAGCTTCCGTAGTGGATCACATACAGCCGCACCGTGGAAACAAAGAACTATTTTGGTGGCGCGGCAATTGGCAACCCCTGTGCCAGCCTTGCCACGACCGCCACAAGCAACGGCAGGAGTGTCAGTGATTCAACTATACCCATCCACTGTCTGTTTCACCGCGACTCCGCCACGGCGTGTCGCTGAACTTATACATGTGGTTATTATCTGTCTGACAAGTTCTATAATCGCCTGTCTCTTTGAGGTAGCTAAAAAGTTTGTCCCTGTTCAAGCAAACAGGACAAATGAAATGGTGCGGCTCGCCATTAGCCATGTCCTCTTTGAGTTTAAAGACAAAATCACCCTGAGGCGTTGGAGTGAGTTTATACCTAGCCTTTTCGTTCTCAAATTCATTCTGACGTTTCAGCTCTTGGCTCAGAGCTTTAACCGCCTCGCTAAGCTGAACGTTCGTCATATTGGCAGAAGTCAATTCGGTGGCCAGATTATTGAGAAGCGTTTCAGCTTCGGACTTGTCTGGTGCTTTATCCGAAGTCAGCAGCTTTTTTATAGCGCTAGCCGTGGAAGCTGCTTTCCCGGTCAGGCTGACCGCAGTAGTGGCGAGACCAAGCGCGCCTTGAATCGATTCAAAATCCAAATCCTCAACTCCCCGCATCAAGTAGTACGAATGACGGATTTTAAGCGGTCTGATTTCGAACGCGCAATAGGCTGCGGGGGTAGTTCACGACTTTCATCATCTATCGGGGACCGGCGCGGGGAGCACTTTACAAGAGATACCCAAAATAACTTTTTCAATTGGTAATTTAAGGAATTTATAAAATGGCAGTTGTGCCGCTTACATTGGCGAAAGCCCATATGAACATTGTCGGTAACGACGATGACGAATTGATCACGCATTATCTCGACGCCGCCGAAGAATGGATTACCGACTTCACCGGCAAGCCTACTCCCGATCCTGCACCGGCATCGCTTAAACAAGCGATCCTCATGATTGCCGGTCACTGGTACGAGAACCGCGAGGCAACGACAGTAGGTATTGCCGCCGCGACCTTGCCGCTTGGCGTTATGAACATTCTCCGCAATCACCGCGATTATTCGCTTGGTCAGGAAGCTTGAACCATGGCGAAGCAGGATAACGGCATGAAGTCTTTCAACGCCGCTGTTGATCGGCTCAAGAAAGACGTGCCGCCAAAAGTAGTGAAGGCGCTTGTTACTTCCGCAAACGAACTGGCAGCGACACAGCGCCGGTTCGCTGAAACCTCGCGAGATACCGGCGCATTGATCGACAGTATCACCGTGACGCTTCCCGGCGAACAGACGCCGCCATATTCGCAGCCCGGCGGCTCACGCATGGCAGGCCCGAACGAAGTGATTATCACTGCCGGAAACTCGGACGTTCGCTACGCGCACCTTGTCGAATACGGCACCAAATCCGCCGAAGCACAACCTTTCTTTTGGCCAGCCCTTCGCCTGACCCGCAAGCGCCTACAAGGTCGCATTGATCGGGTAGGCCGCGCCGCAACTAAGGACGCGTGGAAAGGCATACAGACCGGAACGGATACTGAAAATGATTGAGCCTTCACTTGCCTTGCAAGCGGCCATTAACGGCGCCCTAGTTGTGAGCTTTCAGGAGGTTGTCCATTCGGAGCGGATCGAGGAGACTGGAGTTACCATACCTCAGTTTTCCAGGATTGCTCCGAATGAACATCCACAAGAATGCCCGACTGACGCCATTGCGTCGAGAAGAAATGGCGGTCGCAGTTCTCGGCGGCAGACTGACGAAGGCGCAGGCTGCACGCCTTTATGGCGTCTCGCTGAAAATTGTTTCTCGTTGGACCGAACGGTTTAGAATATCTGGCCGGGCGGCGATGACGGATCGCTCGTCGCGCCCCACCCGCAGCCCCCGTCAAATGGGCCAGGACATTGTCGAACGGATACTCCATCTTCGCAGACAACGCCTGACCGGTAAGCATATCGCCATGGAAACCGGCGTTTCTCCCGCCACCGTCAGCCGCATTCTCAGGCGCGCAAAGCTGTCGCGGATGAAAGACATCGACCCGGTCGAACCCGTCATCCGCTACGAATATGCCGAGCCGGGAGGCCTGATCCATCTCGACATCAAGCGGCTTGGGCGTTTCGAGCGCGTCGGCCATCGGATCACAGGCAACAGGACGGGACAAAGCAACGCGCGCGGGGTCGGCTGGGAATATGTCCATGTCTGCATCGATGATGCTTCCCGCATCGCCTTCACTGACATATTCCCGGATGAAAAAGCCATCAGCGCCATAGCCTTTCTCAAAGCTGCCGTCGCCTACTATGCAAGCCTTGGCGTCACCGTCACGCGGGTGATGACTGACAACGGGGCCTGCTATATCGCCAAGGAATTCGCCAAGGCCTGCAAGGCGCTCGATCTCAAGCACATTCGAACCAAGCCCTATACGCCAAAAACCAACGGCAAGGCCGAGCGTTTCATTCAGACCGCATTACGGGAGTGGGCCTATGCACGTGCATACCCATCGTCACAGATACGCAAAGCGCATCTGCCAAACTGGACACATATGTACAATTGGCATCGACCTCATAGCGGGTTAAAATCAAAAACACCAATCAGTCGCCTCGGCCTCAACCGAGACAACCTGTTGACGCTCCACACCTAGTCGGTTCCGCAGACGTTGCCGAACTGGTTGACCTGATGAATATTCGCAGCGGTAGCACTCGCCCAGATGAGTTGCCATGCATCATCGTAAGCCCGACCATGACGCAGAATTTGGGCTATTCAAGTGGCAACCAAAAAAGCGCCCGTATCTTGATTGACGTGCATGTTTGGGCGGCGGATGACGGCATAGACACCGCCTGGAAGATCGGCTTTGCAGCTTGTAACGCCCTTTATGATGCGCCACCCGCCGAAGGCTTGACCGTTGTCGAATGGGAAAAGCCGCTTATCCGGTGGATGCGTGACCCTGACCCGGAGCGCACCCTTTGCCATGGCGTAATGTCGATCAATGCCGTTGTCATGTGGAAAGAATAAAACATGAGAGCGGGTAAACTTGATCGCCAGATCACCATTGAGCGCAAGACGAAAACCAAGACCCCGACCGGCGGCATAGTTGAAAGCTGGCAGGCCATGGCGACGATACGCGCCGAAATTGTGCAGCAATCGGCAACGGAATTTCTGACCGGCTACGGCGAGGCAGAGAACGGGACGATTGTGTTTCGTGTCAGATACCTCGGCGGGATCACTACCGCCGACCGTGTTAGCTACATCAGTACTGCCTATAACCTGAAAGAGATCAAGGAACTCGGCAGGCGGCGCGGCCTTGAGTTGCGAGGTGTTGCCGTATCATGACGCACCTACGCGGAATTAAGCCGCAGATCAAAGCGGATGCAGGCGCATTAACCAAAGCACCGCCAGCACCCGCCTACTTGTCAAAAGAGGCAAAGGCGGAATGGAAGCGTGTCATGCCGCAGCTTATTGAGCGCCGTATTATCACGCGTGGCGACCTTGCGGGGATCGAAAACTATTGCGTTGCCATTGGTCGCGTTCGCGAGATTGAGACGGCGTTTAGTGTCCAACCGTTGGATAAGATTCTATTCGGAATGCAGAACCGGGCAATGCAGACGGCGCGCCAGCTTGCCGCCGAATATGGCCTGACACCGACTAGCCGCGCTCGCGTCGGTGGCGACATGCCGGACGATGACGACGACGATAACCCGCTGGCAGTGCGATAATGGCTGGCAGCGCATTTCCAGAATGGATTTATGACGGCTCGCCTATTGATGACCCGTTCGGCTATGGCGAACGCGCCGTCAAATTCATTCGTTGTTTGCGTCATCCGGCAGCGAACAACAACACGCCGAAAGCGGCGAATGATAATAAACACCCGAAAGCATTTCAGTTATTTGATTTTCAGGAGCGCATAACACGCCGCATCTATGGCCCGCGCAATGAAGATGGATCGCGTATTGTGCGAACCGTGTTTCTCATGCTTCCGCGTGGCAATCGTAAGACCAGTATCGCAGCCGCATGGGCTTTGCTTCACACGATCGGCCCCGAAGCTCGGCCAGCCGGACAGGCTATTTTTGCAGCTTCAGACCGTGAACAGGCCGGGATTGGCTTCAAAGAGGCCGCGAATATCGTCCGCGAGGATCACCGACTTGTAGCGGCAACGCGCATTTATGACGCGCACAACAGCGCCAAGAAGATCGCTTCTAAGCCGAACAAGGCCGAATTGCTCGCCGTATCCAGCGACGGTGCGGCGCAGCATGGTAAGACGCCCTCATTCGTTCTGGTTGATGAAATCCACGCGTGGAAAGGCCGCGATCTTTGGGAAGCACTCAAATCCGGTATGGCGAAGGTGCCGGACACCTTGATGATTATCGCGACCACTGCCGGACGCGGGCAGGAAAATATCGGCTTTGAGCTTTACGATTACGCTTACAAGGTCGCGACAGGTGAAATTGACGACCCGTCTTTTCTGCCGATCATTTTTCAGGCCGAATCCGGCGAGGATTTTAAAGACGAAACTGTCTGGCACAAAGCTAATCCCGGCCTTGCGCATGGCTTCCCAGACCTTGGCGGCTTGCGGACGATGGCGCGTGAGGCAGAGCATAGGCCAGCCGAACGGTTCGCATTTCAGCAATTTCACCTGAATATCTGGCAGGCCGCTAGCCGTGATCCGCTGTTTGATATGGATGTTTACGACCTCGGCCATGATCCGCATTTCGACCTAGCCGACCTCGAAACCCTGCCTTGTTATCTCGGCGTTGACTTGTCCCGTTCTGGCGACCTGACCGCCATTACAGCCGCGTTTCGCCATGATGACGGTCGCATATCGGTGCAACCTTGGTTTTATCTGCCGTCTGAAGGCTTAGAAGAGAAAGCGCGGCTCGAACAGGTGAGCCTAGGGATATAG